AGCCATATCTTTATGCTCCTTGCCTCATCGGGCTGGTTTGCGGAAGGCGACGAGTCAGGTCATGTTGATATGCAACCGACGCGGTCACCATCGTCGGCATATAGGCTCGCATGGCGCGATGCACCGCAGCGTTGACTGCCGCTGGATCGTTCGCGCCGCGTGCGTCGACGTATGTCGGACCGTGCGTCGTCGTCGATCCGAATGCGCGATTCATGGCAGCGTTGGTGCCGATGGTCCCAGAGACGCCCGGGAAGAATGGTTCTGGTCCGCGTTCGCCCACCAGATACGCACTCCCCGGCATCACCGGCCCGCCGCTGGCGTGGGGAATGAACGCGGAGATGATGTCGCCGAAGATCCCGCCTGCAGCCTTGCTGAAGAAGCCGCCCGAGTCATTGCTGGTGGTTGGATCGGGACTGCCCTTTGCGGCTCCGAGAATGTCGGTGCCGGTCTTCTTCACGTCGTTGGCGCTGATCGTATACAAGGCTGCCTGCGCCGATTGCCCATCGCGCTTGTTGGGTCCACCAAGTCCTCCGAGCAATTTGCCTTCGGCGGTCTGCAGTCCCGACTTGGCCATCGACGAAAAGATGCCGCTGAACATGTTGCCGAAGCTGGTTCGCTTCCCGGTCATCAGATTGACCAGCTGATCGTTGACACCGGTGATCGTCGCCGTGAAAGTCTCTTTGATCATTCCGGCAGTATCGGCAGCACGCTTGCGCATATCATCGAGTGCGCCCTGAAGCCCTTTCGCCTCTTCCTGCTGCTGAAGCACATTAAGCTGGTGCTCGATTTCGTAACGCTCTTTTGCGGCTTCGCGCAGGATTTCCGTCTGCTTCGCTTCATTGCCTTGGTACTCATTCAATTCACGCGCATAGGATTCCTGCGTGGCCTGCTCCTCCGCCACGAGACGGTCCTGCAACTCCGCGATGCGCTGCTCATCTGTCTCCTGCCCCATTGCCACTCTGTCAGCTGACTGCTCTGCGAATTGCTGGTAGCTTTCGGAAACCTCCTCGCGAGTCGTGCGTTCAGTCTGCGATGCAAGTTCCTGCCGCTGCTTCTGGGCCGCGATAAACGCTGCGGTGGTTTTCTTGATTGCTTCTTCTTTCTGGCGTTCGGCTTCGGTATCGATGCGTGCGCCTTCCATCCACGTTGCCGTTAACGAGTCAGTCAGTCTTTGCTGGAACTCGATGCCGTGCTGCCATTCCTGCGTGTCGCGATTCAACTCCGTCCGCAAATCTTCCAGCGCTTTTTTGTTGCGGTCGGCGGCACTCAGCCCGGTCTCGCCGAACTTTTCATTTTTGAGCGTCATGTTGTCGAACGACAGCATGGCGTGGTCTTCTGCGGATGAGAGCGCGGCAATGGACCCATTCAACACGTTGATGACATCGGTCATGTTCCTCGCGCCGTGCGTCCAGTGCGACGAGAAATCTTTTTGCTTGTTGTTTGCGTCATCCAGTTGCTTATTCAGGTCTTTGAGTTCTTTGTCATATTGCGATTTGACACTGGTCCGTTCGGTGCCGAGGGTTGTTGTGAAATCTTTGGGCGTTTGGGTGTCGCGATCTTTCCGCAGCCGCTCCAGCGCATCGTCGGTGGTCTTCTTGATGTCCTTGCGGAACTGATCGGTCTGCTTTTGAAGGTCGCCGGTGCCAGCAAGCCCCATGAAGATTTTGCCGAAAATGCTGACCTGATTTTCCTTGAACAACTTTTGCAGTTCGTCGTTGTCTTTGTTCAGCGCCTCGGCCAGCTTTCCCGCTTCAACGGTCGCTGCTGCCAGTCCCTCAGCCAGTTTGTTTTCCGGCACGCCTTTGAATTTGTTGATGGCATTTTGTAGTTCGATATTTTGCAGCGCCAGTTCGTCGTTTTGGACTCTGATCGAGCCGGTCAGCTTGTCGAAGTCCTCCGCGATTTTCGTCGGCAACTCATGCATCTTCTCGAAGGCTTCGTAAATCTTTTTCGCCTGCTCGACGGCGATCATGCCAAGGCCGACGACAGCTGTGGCGCTGAACGCTGCTGCCATCGCAGATGCGACACCGGGAAGCTGCGCGACGAAGGACCGCAGATGGCGCGGCAGCTTCACGCCGACTTCTTCGCCGAGCAGCGCGATCGACGCCTGCGCCTCGTGGATGTCGGCCTTCATCTCCCGGGCGGCTTTGCGGGTCGCGGCCCGCGCCTGTTCCATGCCGGAGACGACGCCACCGGTGCGGGCTGTGAAGTCAACGTATGCAGATCCTGCTTGGCGGCCCATTTCAGTTGTTTCCGATCATCAACAAGTTCGGTTCGCCGAACAGCCGCACCAGCTTGCGGCGCACGTACTCTGCCTGCTGTTGTGGCGTCAGCGGTTGCGGTTTAAGTTGCTGCGGCGGATGGAGCATGAAGTCCACCGGACGCTTCAACGGGTCGGGCTGACAGAAGGAATAGTTGGCGACCGTGGAGTTCAGGATTCCCAACAGCAGATCTTCCCTCTGCCGCTCCACCAGTTTGCGTTCCGCAATCCGGTCGAACATTGCAGGTGTCATGGCTAGAAATTCATCGCTGGTCAAGTGGAAGTCGTATCGTGCAATCGCCCATAATTCATCCCACGTTACGACGGGCTGATCGTCGAGGGATTCGTAGGGTCGCCTTTGTCTTTCGTCGTGAAGGACGCCAGCCGCGCTGCGAGGATGGCACGGTATGCGGGCTGGATCTGATCCTGCGTGAGACGATCCGTGACGACCTCTTGTGTCATCGTGCAGCCGTCCCTCTTCAGCAGAACAAACAGCATGGCTGAAAGGGCATGGAGAGTTGGTCGGTTGAACACTTTCTCTCCATCCATCAAAATACTCAGCCCGGTAAGCTGCTCGAATTCAATCAGCGCACCGTTGGTCATCACGAGGTTGTAGGTGCGTCCAGCGAAGGCCAGTTTCGTCGCGCTGGTCAAAAGCGCCGTTGCCGTCTGACCATTGGGCGACGACGCAGGAGCGGGTTTCTGCTTTCGTGTCTTCATAGGCATTAGGCGAGCGAGATGGTGACGATGCCGGTGATCTGGATCTGCGCGGAGAACTTGATCGCCTTGTCCGCGCTGACCTTGCCGAGCGGCGCGATCTTTTCGAAGAACCCCATCCCGGTGACGGTGTAGGTCTTCGAACTGTTCTGCACGAGGTTCTGCACCTGAAAAGCGAAGGTCTGGCGCGTGGACGCAAGCTGATACATATTGGTCTGCGTCGCATCGTCCAGCCAGTTGCCTTCCAGCGCAATCGTGCCGGGATCGACCAGCGATGGCTTGTATTCCCGGTAAGCGTTCGGCGAACCGAGATTGGTGACGTCCTCTTTGCCGATGGTGATTCCCGCCCAATCGATGTCGGTAACCTCGGCGACCTGGACATAGGTGATCGGCGATGTGATGAGCGTGGAAATGCCGAATGCGGAGCCGTACCCGATGACAGCTTGAGACGGCAAGGTGTTAGTGTTTGGCTGAGTTGGTGCAGCCTGCACCGTGGCTTCTGTCATGGCGGTTGTGCTCCTGTTTGGTTGTGAGAATTGAGTTGATGGTTTTAGGTGCCGCTTGCCTTGCGTAAGAAGTGGAGTTCGTACTCCAACATGCGGCGATAATTTCTGACCGTTGAATCGAAGAAGTCGGTGATGTCTGAACGGAAGATTCCCTGCACTCGCGTCTGGTCTGGATCTGGAAGGTCGCCGCGATACATATTCAGCACGTTGTCGATCGCGCACGCCAATTGCATGCACTCGCCACCGTCATCGCTATAGACATCGATCTGCCAGCGTTCGAGACACAGGAGCAGCTGTGCGCTCAATGTGCGCTCTGTCGAACTCGAGATGACGGAATAGCACCAACTCGGGAGACACGGATCTTTTGATAGCGATAGCCAGTAGCCTCCGAACTTGCAGAGACTCTGCACAACGGGATCGGCCTGCACCAGCATGACGATCCCCTGCTCGATCAACTTGGCGGCTCCGCTGCGGCGACCGTTCCTTTGCCCATCGACATCTTTTCGAACTCAGTCGCTGTCACTTCAATGCAGTAATCGATCGCGGCACTTCCCGCGTCGTCGATTGTGTTGCGCATGAACGGCTGCGGGTGTGGATTGTGGACCGATCCGTATTCGACGAACCGGCAGTAGTAGCCGGGACTCTCTTGGCCTTCCTTCTTTTCATAGGTCGGCGAAATAGTCGCAGCGATGACATCGGGACGGTCCTGATTGAATTTCTTCGGGAGCACATCAATGGCGTCCCGCATCTCGCCGGGTTGCTTTTCGAAGGACACTCCAACCGGGCAGCGGCCTTTCATCTCCGCTGCGAGCAGCTGGCTCGCGGCGAAGACTCCGCGAGTGACGCATCGCCGCGAGAACTCTGGACCCAACTCCTGCATCATGCGGTCTATCTCGTCCCATCCGACAAAGGAAAGATCGAGCGATACGTTAGGCACACTTATCTCCGGTGCCAGCGCCGCCACCGCCGCCAGTGCTTCCGTCGCCTTGCTGCTGGCCCATCTGAACGCAATTGAGTATGAGCAGGATGTTGCGATAGCCAGGATTCTCGATCGCCTGAATGATGAACACATCGTTCGTGTCAGTTTGAACTCGCTGGTCGGAATAGATGCCCGGTTGCCAGCGCATAGTGACTCTTACAAACAGCGTGGTCGTTGCCTGCCCGCCGCTGATGACGTCCTTGCCGCTCACCGGCTCGATCTCTGCCCACGTAGTCAGGAACGGCACATAGGTCGTCCTCATTCCCGAGGCATCCACGATTTCGTTCTCAGCCAAGATCGTGACCCGGTGCACCATCTTGCCGGGATCGATCTGTGGCCAGATCACGCGGGTGCTCATCGCGCTCTCACCATCGACCCATACGACAGGCACGAGGACACCGCATACGGATACTCTGCCGCCGCGCTAAGACCTTTCTCGAACGGCATGCGGTTGTTGTACCAAGCGGAGATCAGCAGCTTCATTCCGTTCTTGATCCGCTGTCCCGATCCGTACCACCACGGATGGGTCGCGGGATATCCGCTGGTGAAGCGCAGCAGGATCGCGCTGCTCGGCTGTGGCGTGAAGGTTGGCCACGTGCCGTTGTAAGGCGGATAGATGATCCCCGGCTCCTTGGCGTTGTCGATCATGTAGTCGGTAAGGGGATTCAGCACGATCAGGTTGCCGTCGCTGTTCGTGTACTGCACCAGATCCACCGTTTGCAGCGGTGCGCGGGTTTCGATGCGATAGGACGTCCAGTAGTCGAAGCTCAGGTCCCATTGCTTCTGGACGATGTCGCGTCCCTGAAGAATCTCCGCTTGCTCTCGCGCCGCGCTGATCAGCGAGCCGAGGAACAGGTCTTCATCGGTGTCGGCTGGCAAGCGTTCGGGGATCTTGAGATACGACCGGATTTCTTTCACCGTGCACGGCTCCACCAGAGACTGCGGCGGCGACGATTCGGTGAGGCGCAGCGTGCCGTATGGCGACAGGATGCCGTAGTACGCACCCCAGTAGGTGCCATATTGCCCATAGGAATAGGCGAACTGATTCAGCCCTGCGCCACCGATCAGATAGGAGCCGCTCATAGTTGCTGCACCTGCAATGGTCCTGCCCACTTGAGGGAAACCTCAGCGGGGAAAAGATCGCCGATCACCATGTGCTTGTAGTGATCCTCGAACTCGTTGTGCGGATCGATTTGGTTGTACCAGTGGAATTTCCGAACGCGATCTTCTTTGTGCATGTAGCCGTAGTGCAGCAGGCGCACCGGCATCTCAATCAGGTATCTCAGCAATTCTTCTGGAGCCGATGAGCAGTGGAGATTGCCGCCATACACGGTCTGCTTGAAACGCATCTGAGGATTCGAAAGCTGGAACATCGAAGCGCGCCGTGCGCTGCTATACCAGCGGTCGACCCTGATCTGGCGCTCGTTGTCCCAGAGGTACAGCACGCGGAAAGACCCGCAATGCAGGAACGGCATTTTGAGATATTCCTGCAGCAGCGGCACGTCTGCCTTCATCAGTTCTTCGTCGCCGTCGACCATGATGACGTAATCGCCGACCTTCGCACCGCGCTCCCATATCTTGTCCAACAGGTAATCCTTGTCGCGGGTTTCATTGAAATCGGCGAACGGCGATTCGAACACTTGGCAGCCGAGCGACCGGCAGATCGCCACGGTGTCGTCGGTGGAGTGGTCGTCAAAAATCAGAATCTTGTCGCAGACTGGCCACAGAGACTTGACGACCCGATCGATCCACCGTCCTTCGTTCTTGATGCGCAGCGCACCAAAAATCATTGCGTGATTCCCCATTTCTCACAGAACAGCTTTTGGTTCTGCGCAAAAGATCGATACGCATGTGGATCGCCGCGATAGGTGCTCATGAGACTCGAGTGGTCGACAAAGCAGTGGTCGTAGACGGCGCACTTCAATCCCGCCCGCTTGACCGCTTCGCAGTAGTCGTTGTCTTCCACTCCGTAGTCGATGCAGTAGCGTTCGTCGAGCAGCCCCACCCGGTTGATCGTCGTTCGTCGGATCAGCACGCAGACGAAGGCGAAGAACGGCAACTCGCGCAGGCCGATGCCATGCGGCATCTGCAACGGCTGCCCTGCAACGTTGGTGACCGCGCCGACGATGCCGATCTGCGGATCGATCAGCGCCGCCTGCATCTGCGTGAAGCCGTGCGCGGTGCGCAGCAGCGCGTCGTCGTTCAGGAGGATGACATCGTGGTCGGGCGGCGCTGCCTTGATGCCGATGTTGCAATTGCGAGCAAAGATGAACTCGTCGTTAACAGGAATCACTCTGACCGGTGGGAGCGGCCAGATCGGGATCGGACCGTCATTGCCACGGCTGCGGTCCCAGACGACGATGATGTCGCAGTTGTCGTTCTGCCTCACGGCATCAACGCACGCGTGCAGATTGAATGTGTTCCTGCTTGGGATTACGACTGTGAGGTTGCCCATGCGATTTGTTTCCAGTTGCTGCCAAAGATGCGCGGACTGCTGTTGCCTGCATGAATCGTGGCGTGCATTCTGTTCTCCGCATGCACGCTGACCAGCTTCCCTGCCGCCGCCGCTTCTGCGACGAAGGCGTTGTCTTCACCGATATTCACCGTCTTGAACGGATGCGCCCGCCACCAATCCTTCCAGTAACAGAGCGACGTGCCCAACGCGTAATTCGGCTGCGAGGTGTACTCCCACCGATTGCTGCCGTCCGTAAACTCCATCGAGCGATACCCTGTCACGCTGCACTCGTTCAACCGCCCGACCTGATCCTCCAACCGATCGGCTGCGCTCCAATCGTCGTCATCCCAATGGCAGATCGCGGACCCGACTGCGCGGCTGCACGCATAGTTGCGCTTCTCGCCGATGCTGCGTGACTCGGCCAGATGGATGAGCCGGATGCGCCGCTCATCGTGCGGGACAAGATCACGGACGTCTTCGCCGTCGGCTATTATCAGCAGTTCGCTTCTTCGGTACGTTTGACTTCGGAAGCACGCGATTGCTTTTGGGAGCCACTGGCGACGGTTTCTTGTCAGGCACATGCACGTCACGAAAGGGACGTTCAGGACGCACCTCGGGCGTCTCGGCTGGCTCGATCGCCTGCGTCTCATAGACCACCGTGGGCGGACCCGCCTTTCGAGCGTAACCAGCAGCCAGAAGCTGCAGCGCAATTTCGTCGCGGACTTCGAAGGTTTGATCCGGCCCGACGACACCGTACTCGCCAGCCAGCTGACAGTTCGATATCAGTTTCATGGCTTGACTGCCTCCAGAGTGATCGTCAGACGCGGCCCGTCCACGCTGATGTCTATGCGCTCGGATTTCACTGCGAACTTTGCCACGATGCCGTAGAACGCCGCGAAGCGATCGCGGTATAGATTCCCTGCCTCGTAGTAGACAAAGCTGCGCCGGTTCCAGAACGATACGTGCGTCGGATCTTGAAACGCTCCCGGGCCGTCCGTGGTCGGCACCGCGATCTCGATCCGTCCCTGCGGCTCCAGCACCCGCCACGCTTCATTCATGGTCAGAATCTTGTCGGGCAAGTGTTCGATGATGTCCCATGCGCGGATATAAGCAATCGTGCTGTCGAGCCAAGGCCACGCTCGCCGAAGGTCCGTGACCAGATCCACACCGGGCGCGGCGATGAGGTCCACGTTCACAAAGTCACGCAGCGGAGCATCGCAACAACCCAGATTGAGTTTCACCGGCAGCATTTAGACGTTGCCGCTCTGCGGCGAACTTTCTTCTATCACTGCGTTGTTCTGTATGCGCCACGCAGCGACTTGGTTGGCAGTTACTGTTTGGTTTGCGAAACGCGGCATGAAGGTGCCGCAGATGGTTTGATTCGTATTGGCCAGCGTCTCTTCTGTCGCCGTGTCATTGTCCTCAGAAATGAACTGAAGAATGTTTTCAGCGGTCGCCTCGTCCTGCAGGAAGTAGCCGATGGTTTGCATGGTCACAGAGTCCATCGCCATCGGGATACCTTCCGCGACGATGCGCTGGCGCACCCAGTCATCGCTGGCGGGATCAGGTATAGGCAAGGCGACGGTGTAAGCCGCCCACTGCGACAGCGTGACCGAGTTACGCTGACGCACGATTGGACGCTGCAGGTATTTCGAAATGGTGATGTTATTTGCCGCTGTTGCCATGAGTTTTTACCCTCTAACTACCGTGTAAGTACAGGCAGCGGAACCAGTCCCCGTCCGGTTCTAATCCCGCTGCCTTTTTCCTTCGCTAAGTCCCGTTAGCGAAAGCTTCGTTTTTCTACGCTGGCGATGCGCCCGCGAAGCTGCCAGTGACATACGAGGCAGGACGTTTCACAAGGAGCACAAGCCGTTTCTCAGCGCGGATCGCGACCATGTTCTGCACGAAGTAAGTGCTGTGCTCAGTCGAGATTTCAACCTGCATTTCCATTCGGTCTCTGATCTCCGCAGCGATGGGGCTGCCCGAGCCGACGAGGAATTGGTTGAACGACATTGACGTGGTGTAGACCACATCGAGTCCGAACAGCGATGGGCGCACATTCGTCTGGGGATCGCCCAGAATATATCTGCCAAAAGAATCTTTGAGCAGACGCATGTTCCACCAGTTGTTCGGGTGCAGGATGACGAAGGTTGGATCGAGTTCCTTCGCGGCGGTGATCTGCTCGATGGCGCGTCCAACATAGTCGATGCTATTGGACGGGCCGACTAGCAGGCTGCCCTGAAACGGTGTCGCCTGCGGGATTAATCCGTGCAGGTTTTCGCCGGTTCCGTCACCGCTCAATAGCTGAAGCTCTTCCCCCAGATTCACGTAGTACGGCATCGATGAATTGATAAACGACATCAACTCCTGCATGTCATCGATGATCTGGCGGGTCGCCGGAATCCACGTTGCCAGCAGCCGAACCTTCTCAGAGATCGAGTTGAAGTTCAGCTGGTTCTCCGGCTTGGTCGATGCCTCTGGGACCGGACTGCCGACCGTCAAAGGCTGGCTGACACGAACGAAATCGACAACCTGCATCGTGGTCGGAGACGCGCTGAGAAGATCGCGAATCTTCAGCTGCTGCCGCGCTTCAACCGTGATGCCGGGAATGCGATCGATCTGCAGGACACCGGTTGTCGCTGTGCCGACTGTGCCTGCGGTGATCGTGGTTTTGCGACCGAGGAACCTCTGCATCGCATTGTCTTTGAACTGAAGCACCGCGCTGCCGCGCTTCTCTTTCATCAGGCGCGTGAGGCTTTCTGACTGCTTCACCACCTGCTCGATGCCATCGTCCGCAGTCTGGTCCTCGTTCGAGAATCGCTTCGCAAGCCGAATATCGATCGCATCCACCTGCGTTTGCAGATTGGTCATTTTGGTCACGGTGTCTTCGAGGATGGTGCCGTGCCTCTTCTGCTGCTCCTCGCCGAGTTTGTACTGCTCCGCGAGCAGCTCCTTGAGTTCCTTCAGTTGCTTCTCGAGATTGCTGTTGTCTTCCATTGCGACACTGATCCTTCTGAACGCCACTCGGCGTCCGGTTGCACTTACAAAGTGGAACTGCTTATGCGCGGCGGCGGGATTTCACCAGCGCGATGATGTCGGTCAGCAGTGCCGAGTGGCTTGTATCCGGCTCGGTTGTTTTCGCGGCGGCTGCGGTGGTTGGAGTGGCGGGCGGCGGCTCGGGTTTCTTTTTGCCTCCGCTGGTGCTATCAGCGGAGTCATCCTCTTCCGAGTCGCTGTCGTCGGCTCCATCCTCGCCCAACAGTGCCTGAAAAATTTCATCCAGCGCAGACTGCGAATCGCCAATGCTCTTGACGTGGTCGTGCGCGGTTTGCAGCTTTTCCTTATTCGCTGCGGAAAATTCGCGACCCTCTTTGGTCGTCAGGACGTTCAGCACGCGAAACGCCTTCAGCGCTTTCCGCCCCATGCGCTTGCGTGCCATCGTTTCCATCGTCCCGTATTGCTCATCCAGATAGTCGAGGAACGCGGGCAGGTACGCCATGAACGCATCGTGGAACTGCGAGAGGATGTCTTCCGCTGCGGCGGTCTTATCCGCGTTGGACATTCCGGTCGTCCAGACCAGCGATGAGATCGCGCTATAGAGCGCATTCATGATTTGGCTTCCGGCATCCTGCAGCTGCTGCTCGGCAAGCTCCGCGTTGAAGTCGTCCTTCTGTTCGCGCATGGCTTTGATCGACGTGATCGTGGCCAGTTCGTTCATCGGGAAGGTGACGATGCTGCCTTCCCAGAGGCGCAGTTCTTTGAGGTAGCGCGTGCCGTTGTCGACGTTGTCTTTGATGGTGTCGTAGCCAATACTCAGCCCTTTGATCACGCCTGCCTTGATCAGCCGATAGGCTTTCTGCGCGGTCGGCAATTCCATCAGCAGCTTGCCGGTGACGCGCAACGCATCGGAACTGTCCTGCAGCGTCAGCGTGCCGATCGGCTCGTCAGACTTGTGCTGCCAGAGCAGCGGCACGGTCGACCCGCGTTCCTGAATGGTCTTCGTGAACGCGCCCGGCAGGATGACATCGCCACCGAGATCCTTTTGTGAATAGACTGCAAGGTCGCCGTGGAAAGTTCCGTCCTCGGCGATCTCCTTGATCAGCATCAGGCGGTGATGTTTGTTTGCCATTGGAGTTGAATCCTTCCTCGTGAAATTTATTCGTCCGATTCGCCGAGATCGACGACCGATTGATTTGGCCCTTGGACCGGAGCATTCAGTGGTACGAGCGATGGGTTCGGTGTGCCCAGCGGCACAGAGGCGCCTGCGGGAATTGCGCTTGCCGACATGTTCTGCATGTTGAGTTGAATGTGATGAATGTCGCCGCCCGTGATCGGGTTGAGCCATTCCCAATCGCGCACCTCGTTCACGCTGGTAACGCCGTTCTGAAGCAGCGTCGCATATCCGGCAACGCGGCTGGCGAAGTCGCCGCGCAACAGATCGTCCAGATCGTGGTGGAAGAAATAGCCAGCCTTCTGTTCTGCCGGTGTGAGAACGCAGCGGCGCAGTTCGCTTTCCCACGATCGAATCCATGTCGTCAGCGTCAGCTTCACAAACTCCATCGCCAGCTGCTCGATGTTGTTGAAGGTGGCGCGGGACAGGTCGCCGACCAGATGCGGCGAGATCGCGAACCAGCGGCAGATCTCGTGAATGTCGAACAGCCGCGTCTGCAGCATCTGCGCGTCCACGGCATTCAATCCGATCTGCTGATACTTCATCGAGTTTTCGAGGATGGGAACTTTGTGCGGCTCGGAGTAGGTCCGCTCCCAATCGTTGCGGAATTTGTCGAACTCGCCATCGCTCGAAAACTTCTTATCCATCGTGAGCAGGTACGGCACGCGACCGCCGTTGGCGTAGAACCGGGCAACGTGGCGTTCGGCAGAGATCGCGGTCCCGATCGACTGCCGTCCCATGTTGATCACCGAGTAGCCGCGCAACCCATCAAAGCCGATTCCCTTGATGTGCAGGATGTCCTGCGGCTTATTGGGCTGGATGTAGAACGTGTCAGACGGCTCGTTGTTGCCCGGGTCGACTTTGTAGTACACGCGGCGCTGGCCATCTTTCTCGCGACACACGGTCACCTGCGCGGGATCGAGCGGCTGCAGATCGATCGCCGTGCCCGTCCCGCTGCGCCTGATCACTCTTGCAAACCCGTTGCCGGTTAAGAGCGCATGGCTGGTGCGCGTCTCGCGGAAAGTCATCGCCGTCATTTCACCGTTCGGCAGCGAGTGCATCAGCGCGTCGTACATCGGATGATCGGTTGCGATCACCTTCCCTTTGTCGGTGTTGCGCATCAGGATCAGCGGCAGCGAGCCGACCGATTCGCAGATGAGTTTGTTACAAGCCCACACAACGGAGTGGTTCAGTGCGGTCTGAAGGTTGACCGGCTCGCCCGACCACGCGGGCAAACCACCAGCGAGCAGGTAGTACAGACCGGGATAACCATTTCGCGCATACCACCCGACGTTGACGGTGTCGAAGGTGAAGTTGATGGCCTTCTGCTCTTCCGGTGTGGTCGTGGCAAGATCCAACGTCACAGGATCGGCATTGATAGTGCGCATGCCGTTGACGGTGCGATTCACGAGACTGCGTACCATTGAAGTCAGTTCTGGAAAGGCCATCTCAGTTGAGGCTCCGCAATCCGGTGTAAGAGATCGTGTCCGGTTCGGATACCAGTGCGCGATTCGTTGCCGTGATCAGCGCCTGCATGGTGTCGATGCGCCGCGAGGATTTCATGCGTTCCGGTTTGTGCGGCTGGCAGTTATCCTTGCGGTCGTACTGCAGCTGCAGGCAGGCCGCATGCCAGTTCATCACCGGATTGTTTCCGTGCCGCAGTTTCAGGTCGAGATAGGAACTCAGGATGAACTTGGTCGGATAGCCAAGCTGCATGAAGTTCTGCGCGACCTCGATCGCCTCGATGCCTTCGTCGTTAAGCTCCATCGCTTCGCTGCGGAAGTTGCAGCGATCGAAAGCCATCTCGCGCAGTTCGAACATCTCCTTCGCCCACCGGATGCGGTCCTTGACCACGCGCAGATCGATGGCGTTCCCGGGCGTTGATTCCAAGAAGCCGCGATCGATCCAGTCGGTGAACGGCATGCGGCAGATGCGCTCCAGTTCAACCACTCGATCTTCCGGCACCCACGCGAACGACAACAGCGTCCACTGCTCGCAGCCGGTGAACGGCGGGAAGACCAGCACCAGCGCCGTGAAGTCGGTCGTCCACGATGCGTCGACGCCTGCCCAACATGGCTTGTCGACTAAGTTCCACTTCTGGATGAGCAGATCGATGTCATAGGCGGGCCACTCGCGCAGATCCACGCCGCCGCCGTTCTGCGACCAACGGATCATCTCGACCACCGGCTCCTGCGTCATGGCGACCGGCATGTTGAGGTGGTAGCGCATGTATTTCGACTTCTGCGCGGGCTGCGCGACCGCCTTGCTGAGTTCGCGCACGATGGCTTCATCGCGCAGGAAGCCGCCGTTGTCTTCGTGGCTCGGGTTGGCGGCCACTCGCGCTGCGCGGGACTTCCAGTAGTCGGGATCGTCTGCCAGCTGCTTCCGGTCGGCTTCCCAGATCACCGCATAGAAGCCGGAGATGTCGAGCGACTTGTCGATCACGCGCTTTGCCAGTTCGTATTCCTGAAACCACAGCGGCGATTCATACTCCGCGCCCGCAGTGGTGATGGCGATGTCCAACGGCTCGTTGCGCGAGATCTGGCCCTTCGTCGTTACGTCCAACAGCGTCTCCGCTTTCGAACTTCTCCAGCGGTGCATCTCATCGCGGATGAGCAGGCTGGGCCGGATGCCATCCTGCACGTCGCCGTCTGCCGACAGCACTTGGTAGGTGCCACCGCCGTCGCGCCGCACGATGCGTTTGGTGCTTGGGAGCACTTTGAGTTTCGATCGCAGATCGGGATTCGGGTCGACCAGCAGCTTCGCCGCCTTGAATACAATTCCCGCCTGCTCCTTCGCCGCCGCGCAGCCATAGGCTTCGGGATGGTCCTCGTCTTCCATGAGCAGGTGATAGATGGGCAGGCCGCCAGTGAGAAACGATTTCCCGTTCTGCTTGGCTGCGGAGATGTAGGCACGCTGAAAATTTCGCCGGCCATCATTTCGATTGACGGTGCCGTAGAGATCGCGCAGCACTCGACGATGCCAGGGCAGCAGCGAATACCCGAGCGGCGGATAAAGAATCTCTGAGAAGAAGCGTTCGACTTTGCAGGCGCGGCATTGCGGTCGCCCGGTCCAACGCATCTCGCACCAAGTGTCCGCGCCGCAGTAGTCACACGTGTTCGGTTCGTAGTAAGTACTCCTACCCACACAGTTTCAATTCCAGTGGATCGACTTCCGAGAAACCACTGCCGCCGCCGCTGCCCAGACCCGCGTCAATGCGCGAACGAGCCGATGGCGTCAACCCGAACTCGCGCCGCTGGACAATCACGCCGTTGCGGAAGTTAGTCAGAGTGGAGAGTGCCGACCGTCCCGCCTTCTGCATGAGCAGCACCCAGACTTCATTGGCCTTCAGGTTCTTTCCCTGCGCGATCGCTTCCTGCTTGATGGCCTTCGCCATGTCCCAGAGACCCGCATAGGCAGACTCGAGAATTGCTTCGTCCTCGCACAGCTGCCAGAGCGCACGCGAATCGGCGGCGCACAGCAGCCCTGACGTTTGCATCTGGCCGACCAGAGCATCCCAGATCGGTTTTGCTCTCGCGCTGATGCGTCGCGGTCTGATGGGCGCACCGGGAAAGTGTGGTTCGCGTTTCGGCAACGGGCGACCCGAAGGATTGCCTTCGAGCCTGCGGATAGCGGTCGGCTTAGGTGCCGGTCCTCTCAATCCCACAGCATCAATTCTCCGAATGAAGTCAAGTGCTTTAAATCTTTCCGAATCGCTTGCAATGTGCCGCCACTCAAGCGTTCATGGACATGCAGCACAAGCGCAAAGGAGCGCATACGACGATGAAGACGACAAAGACAACCGCCAAGAAGACCGCAGCCAAAGCCACCAAGCCGACCACCAAGAAGGCCGCCGCGCCCAAGGCCGCGAAGCCCGCGAAGGTAGCGAAGCCCGCCGCCGAGAAGAAGACCAGCCGCAAGGACACGATCATCGCCCTGATCAGCCGCCCGGGTGGAGCGACCCTCGCCGAGATCATGAAGACCACCGAGTGGCAGAAGCACAGCGTGCGCGGGATGATTTCGATCCTCGGCAAGACGATGGAGATCGCGAGCACCAAGAACGACGCGGGCGACCGCACCTACATCGCGGGCAACGCGCCCAAGGCCGCGCCCGCGAAGAAGGCCGCCAAGGTAGCCAAGCCGAAGGCAGCCAAGCCCGCGCCCACCGCGCCGGTCGACGCACCCGCCGCGTAACCGGGCGAACAGCCCCAACCCGAAACCGGAGCCAAGCGGCTCCGGTTTTTGCTCGTCCCGGCTTCCCCCACAACCGCCCGGGATCGCGCCACGTTGGCCCACGTCGCGCCCGTTGCCCCACAGCCCGGGAAACCTACCGCCTGCCGCCCGCCGCGCCGTCACGCCGCCACCGGCTTCCGGTTGTCGGCTATCTCGCCAAAACTGCGCCCGTCTCTGTCCAGCGCGGCTTGCTTCCCGGCAAAGTTCTGCCAGCGGTGCACAATCACGTCGCAGTAGATCGGATCGATCTCGACCAGCCGTGCGTTGCGCGATGACTTCTCGCAGGCGATCAAGGTCGACCCTGCGCCGCCGAATAGATCGAGGACCACGTCGCCGCGCTTGCTGCTGTTGGCGATCGCCCGGTCGATCAACTCCACCGGCTTCATGGTCGGGTGCAACCGGCTCGCCGATGGTTTCTTTTCCTGCCACAGCGTCGATTGCGATTTGTCGCCATACCACGGATCGCTCTGCCCTTTGCGATGGCAGTAGAAGATCGGCTCGTGCTGAAACTTGTATCGTCCGAATCCCCACGCGAAGGTGTTCTTCGCCCAGATGATCTGGCAGCGAACTTCGAAGTCCGCGCTCTCGAGTGAGTCTTCGAACTCGCGCTGCCACGATGAGGGATGGCAAACGTAGAGGGAGGCACCATCCTTCAGGCCGCGCTTGCCGGTCACAAACGCCGCGACCAGAAACGATTTGAACTGCTCCCGCGTCATGCGGTCGCCTTGGATGGTCAGCTTCTCTTCTGTGTAGCCTTCGTAATCGACGTTGTATGGCGGATCGGTGAACGCCATATCCGCCAACTCGCCGCGAGCCAGCAGCTGCTCGACGACCACGTTCCCTTTGGTGCTGTCGCCGCAGAGCAGCCGGTGCGGACCGAGCAGCCACAGATCCCCGGGCTGCGTAACCGCGATATCAGGCGACGCTGGCACCTCGTCTTCATCGGTCAGCCCTGCGCTCTTGTCGACGAGGAATTGGGAGAGTTCGTCTTCATCGAAACCGGTGAGCGACAGGTCGAGATTCAATCCCTTGAGATCGAATAGCTCTGCGGTGAGCAGTTCGTAATCCCACGCCGTCTCATCGTGGCTGCGGTTATCCATCAGCCGGTACTGGCGCACCTGCTCGGGCGTGAGTTCGGTCGCGACGTGGACCGGCACCTCGACGAGACCAAGCTTCTTCGCGGCAAGCAGACGCGCATGGCCTGCGATGATCACGTCTTCGACGTCGACCACGATCGGTTGACGCCAGCCGAACTCGCGCAGCGACGTCGCAACCTTCGCGATCGCCTCGTCGGTGATCTTGCGTGCGTTGCGCGGATACGGTTTTGGCCGTTCAATCGGCCACGGTTGAACTTGCATTCGCTTCAGTCTGACTTTTGGGGAAAAGCTGTTGAAAACCTGCCTGAGAAAAACCTTGGAAACCTGCTTTTTTTTGTGGATGGCCCCGGACGTGGTACGCCGGGCCAGCCACAGAGATTTGACCCGCCCTACCCCTCTATTTCACCGCTCGCAACCGCGATGCTATTCGCCTCGCCGCGCCGCAGTAGTTCGCGCATGGTCTTCGCCGCATGACATACATTGCATCGTGTCCGATAGTTGTCGAGGCTGAGACGGAGGTCGGGCCGCTCGTCGATCCGTTGCTCGTGCTCGCCGTGGAGGTGCTGCTGGTTGCGGAGCTTGGCTCGCCGCAACTCGTCGAGGATGATCTCGGTCGGTGGATCTTCGATACCGATAGCGCGGCACTCGCGGAGGCATTGCGGTTGCCAACCACAGTCAACGCACGTCCAGTCGTCGCGCTTGAAACATAGCAGCCGCAGACGACGGTGCGCGTCGTCATATCCGCGTTGGCTGGGCGAACCGCGATGCGAGTCGAAGACGCTTTGCACTCGCTGTGCGCACGCAGCGCATCGCGAACCATGTTCAACCTGATTGCCGCAACCGGGTGTGGAGCAACTGCGGTGTGGTAATAGGCGCGGCGATCGTGGCGACGTCATCATGCGCCGTGAAAGGTTGCGAGTATCCATTCGGGATCTACTTCGTGATGATCGGTCTTACGAACTCCAGCAGGAAGGCAAGCAAGCCGGTGAAGAACATGATCCGACCGACTTCTGCTGGCTTGGCATATTCAGGCTTCGAAACCAGATAGATAACTAATCCGACGATTGCGATCAGCAAACTCAGATAGATAACCATGTTGATTCCTTCTCACTTCTGCTTTGGCCCAGATACGTTTGTGATCGGCGGTGGTGGTGGAATCGATGCGAGAACGTAGCATGTTTCCTGCGCTTGCGCTTCGTCGATCTGTACCTGTGTGTCGCCTTGCCCGAAGCTATGTGTTCCGCCAGCCAGCGCCATGCAATGTGCAACTGGCGATAATGGCTGACTCGCGGATGCTGCGGTTTTGTTGATGCCGACATTCATCATGATCACGTTGTAGCAACCAGTCGTCAGCAACAGGGCGATCAGGAGCGACATTGCACTCGCGGTGCTTTTGTATCGCCGATCGATGGCCATGCACGCACCTTTCGTCGCGCCCAGATGATTTCGTTATAGCGATCGCATGCACCGGCATTTGCCTGATTGATGCGAGCATTCAAACTCGCTGCACTTCTGCGGCAGCGTTGAATCATGGATTTCACTTCAGAAAAAAGCCTGAAGACATGAATCCGCGATCGGATCGGTGTCAGCCGTTCGATCCATCCACGAGTCATGTAGTCGTCGATTTCAGCGAAGGAGCGATAACCGACGAATTGATCCATGTGGTCGTAGAGGAGTGCGCGTTTTGACACCGTGTCGCCTTTCAGAGTTCTGATTTTTGAGTAAGCGGGATCATCGAGAAGGTCACCCGTATCGCCGATGAGTGCAGCCTGCTGTGGAAAACCGCATCACAGTGCTGCGCGGAAATCAGTTCTAATTCGCTGCCATCTTCACCGTGGAACTGATTCAGTTTTCTTGCGGTTAGATCGGCGCGAACTTGCCACTCTTTTTATCACATCCGACTAACTCGCAAAAATAATTATCCACAGCTTTGCGAAATCAAATTTTCAGTGTTAGGGTTTTGCGGTGCAGTTATCGCGGACCCGCATGGATGGCTGATTTTCTATTAGTTGAAGGCTATTAACAAGTAATGATTCTTATCTACTTTAATCACCTTTAATCGGTTTTAATCAGTTTTAATTCCAGCAGAACGCCGCATAAGCATTTTGAAGATGTTTTAAGGCAAAATAAGCGATTTTATGAGTTCTCCACTCACCATCGATCTGACACAAGTTGCGACCGTGCAACTGTGCTCCGAATTGACGCGACGCAAGATTTTTAATCATCCACGCATCCGGCTTGTTCCCTGCGAATTCTGCGGCGACGACTTTCCCAACCAGAAGATGAAGTTTCATCGCAGAGTCTGCCCGAAGCGTCCGTACGGCTGGCCGTTTGTTTATCACGCCTGCAAACACTGCGGGCAGCAATTCACGGCGCGGGTAGTGCGCGAACATCAACCCATTTGCAGCGAGAACCCAAAACAGAAAAAAGCCGCTCAAGCAGCAGCGGCGGAAAAGGCAGTTAATCATGGCAACTTCGACGACAACGATACCAGAAAGACCATCTGACGCGCTCATAGCTTTTGGTAATGGCGGAAATCAACTTCAGCAAACCAACGAGGCGAATGTCGCCAGCAGTGTGGCGCGAGTGCAAGCCGAAACCCAAGCTGCAATCATCGTCGCGCAGCGTTTCAGGCGCAGCGAAATGCAGTGTCGCCAAGATTTGATCAATGCCGTCAAAGCATCTCCGCGATTGGCGGAAAAGACGACTTACAGTTTCCCGCGTGGCAAAAAGCAAGATCCAGTTACTGGCGAATGGGTCGAGAACATCGTTAGCGGTCCGTCGACCTACATCGCACGCGAGGCAGCGCGAACATGGGGAAATCTCTCTTACGGCACAGAAGTCATTCGCGATGAAGAAGGCGAGCGACAGATCCGCAGCCACGCATGGGACATGCAGACGAATGTTCGCGTCTTTGCCGAAGCATCATTCAAAAAGCTAATCCAGCGATCCGAATGGATCACGAAGAATGGCAAACGCGAGCGAGCCACGAAATGGGTTGTGCCGGATGAGCGCGATCTGCGCGAACTTACAAATCGCTACGGCAGCATTGGCGAACGCAACTGCATTCTAAAAATCGTTCCATCGCACATGATCGATGAGGTGATCGATACCTCGAAACAGGTCTCGAAAGAAGAAGCCGCGAAGCATCCAGAAGCGATTCGCGCAAAGCTGGCAGATGCATTTCAAGGCGAAGGCATCACTGTCGCAATGCTCGAAGAGTATCTCGGCCATTCACTGAAAGAACTCACACCCGACAAGCTGGTGGAATTGCGCTCGATCTATCAGGCGTTGCACGAAGGCAGCGCTACGTGGGATGACTATCGCAATCCGACCACACTGCCGAGTGTCGAGGAAGTTCCTGAACTGCCGAAGCTGAAAGAACTCGCCGCGAAGCTGAAATGGAATGATGCACGACTGTCGAATGAGATCGGTCGCAATCGCGCCAATGTTCCCGGCCTGATTAATCAACTCACCGAGCTGGTCGGCAAAATGGTCGCCGCTGCGACAACCGGCACCAGTTCTCCGCTTCCCGGTGATCAGAACGTGTCGCCTTTGCCCGGGCAAACGGCAGCGGACTCCAAACAGCAGCGCTCGACCAAACAACAGCGCGGCGAACCAAAGGACTTCTGAACTGTGATGAAAGCGATCTGGAAATATCCGCTGATTCCGCCCACGTATAACTGCCGCGTTGAAATGCCGATCGGCAGCACGATCGTCGACGTGCGCGAGCAAAACGATCAAGTGAATATGTGGGCGGAAGTCGACACCGATGCCGCTGATATGGAGATCCGCACGTTCGCAGTATTCGGCACCGGTCACATTCTTCCCAATCGCGGTTTGAAGTATGTCGGCACCGCGCACCTGTTTCACGGCGAATTGGTGATGCACGTTTTCGAGGTGACTGCATGAGCAAAACCACCGAATACTGGGTTGCGCCTGCCAAACCAACTGCAACACCGCTTCCGCCGTTGACGCAGTCGATGTATGAGACGATGGCGTGTCCTGCGTCGTATCAGGCGCAATACATCTTAGGCATTCAGCAATTACCGAATCCGCTCGGGCAGCTTGGCAAGGAAGAGCACGACTTACTACTCGACTATGTCAGCCATCTGCGCGATGCCGATGCGGAGGCGGACTGGGCATTCTTCGGCGAGCTGCTGCGCAAAGCTGGTCCAGAAGCACAAGCGATCCTGCGCGGGCTGATCGGACAGATCACTTTTGATCCGCGATCGATCCTGACCACGGAAATCCGCTTTGAATATCCCGATGCCACAGGCAAGCCGGATCTGGTGACACTCGAAACACCGCACGACGCCACCATCTGGGATTACAAAAACTACTTCGACATCGTCGAGGCAAACACTTTTCAGTCGAAGCTTTATCCGCTGCTGCTCTTCCGCCACAACCCGAATATCGAAACAGTTCGATTCGTTCTGCTTTTTCTCCGCTACGGAAAGATTCGCGATGTCACTTACACCCGCGATCATGTCCCATATCTCGAAGATGCACTCGCGTCAGCGCGGGCCAAGCAGCAACAGATCCACACAACGCACGAAACCGAAGGACTCGCGCAAGCGATCCCCGGCAAGCCATGCGATTACTGTCCGCTCCTCGGCAGGCGATCATGCCAAGTGAACGACTGGAATCCACGCGCCAGCATGAGCGAAACAGATCGCCTGCAATATGCGATCTATCTTCGCGCCGCGCTGCGTCAGCAGATGGCGATCCTGCATGATCTGACGCGGTATCGTGCGATCGCCGCTGCCGACAATAACGGCAATGTGTACACCGCGAGTTACGAGTATCGCGAGAAGCGCACGCTGCCACTTCAACCCACGCTGCAGGTACTGCAGCAGCACTTCACCGACACTGGCGAAGACCTGTCGCCGAAGTGCAATGTATCGCGCACGTCGCTGGCTGGACTACGAGCCGCCAAGAAGCGCGCCAAGCTGGACATCGCATTGCGCGGAATAGAAGCAGTGCGCGAGGGAACCACGTTCACCATCACCCGCACCAATCCTGAATTACCCCACGACGACGACGACAACAACACGGACCAATGACGAAAGGCAGGACAGCCTTTGCTGCAGAAAATACGACTCAAGCATTTTCGTAGTCACCGCAACACGCCGCTGCACTTTCAGCGGCTCACATTCATTCGCGGATTAAACCGCACCGGCAAGAGCAGCATTCGACTGGCAATCGAAATCGCGCTTTCCGGCCGCAACGAGGTCACCGACGAAGGCGGCAAGGGTTGGGAAGAACTGATCGAAGAAGGCGCACCATTCGCCACCGTGGAACTCGAGTTTGACGAATACACGATCTTCGTCAAGTTGGATCGAAATGCGGGCCGCACCTTCAAAGTCAGCTTTCCCAACAGCACCACGATTCTCGGCACACATGCGCAGGGCTGGATTGCGCAGAATATCGCCGCGCCCGACATCATCAACGCCTGTCTGAATGCGACGCGCTTCTTCAGCATGAAGACCGACGATCAGTCCGACCTTCTGGCGCGTGTGCTGCTTCCCGCGACACTCGAAATCGAACCTGCGATCGGAGAATGGCTGAAGGCGAACAACCTGTCGGTGGTGTTGAAGTCGTCGCTGTTCGCGACCATCGAAGCAACGCACAAGCTGATCGCCAACGCACGCACGGAGGTGAATCGCAAACTTCGGGATCTCAAAAATATCGAGGAACCGGAGATCCCGGCAATGACTCGCGACTCTGTCAAAGCGAACGTCAACGCTCTCCGCGCCGACGAAGGAATCCTGCTCCGTCGCATTTCTGCCGCTTGCGAAATCATCACTGCGGTGCAGCGCGACATCGAACAGATAACTGCGCTCGATCGCCAGATCGCCGAACAGCAGGACCAGCTAAACGCGACGACGACAGTAGCCACCCTGTTGTCTCTTGACGAACGCACTGCCCTGTTAGCAATCGCCGATAAAGCGCAGGACCACTATCAACTGAACGGTTACCTGTCGACGTATCAGACGCAGCTACAGCGAATCACAGAAGCACTTGAGCACCTGATGTATGCGACCGAATCCGACACCTGTCCAACGTGTAAACAGGCCATCACGCCGGAAATCCGCCAGACACTGTTTGCGCCGTTGAACCGCGAACGCGATGAGTTGCACGCAAAGATTGTGGCCATCAAAAACCGCTTCGACACCGAAGGCAATCCTGCTGACGCCAACCAGCGTTTGCAGCGTGATAACGAAGCCATCAACACCCGCATGCGCTTGGCCGACACGCGAGATACGCTGCAGGCGCAGCGGGATGAATGCGAGCAGCGTATCGCCGACCGCAAGCTGCCACCCGAGAGCGGCGACGGATCGCTTGAGCAGCTGACCGCAGCACTCGAAGCCGTGAAACAGAACATCGTCAAAGGGCTGGATGTGCTGGTCAAGGTCGTCGAGCAGGAAGACCGGCACAGCGAATATCGCAAGCAGATCGCCGCCCGCGCAGTTGCCGAAGCGCGGCACGCGGAACTCGAGAAGCTGCTGGAGTACTTCGGGCCAGCCGGTATCAAAGCGAGGCTGATCGCCGAGCGGCTGAATATCTTCACCGAGAAGGTCAACGCGGTTCTGCGGTTTTGGAACTACGAAATGCAGTTCAACATCGAGCCGTTCATCATTCGGGTGCACGAGTTCGATACCACATTCTCACTATCGCCGAAGCAGCTGAGCGCTTCGGAAAAGTATCGGCTCGGTGTTGCCTTTGCCGTCGCGATCGCGCAGTGGACCGGCTTCAACATGCTGATCTGTGACGCTGCAGAGATTCTCGACAAAGTCGACAAATGGCAATTAGCGCAGGCGTTGTTACAGTCCGACATTCAGCAGGCGATCGTGTGCGCGACCGGCATCGCAGGCACGTTTGAAGCGGGCGGCACGGCTTTCTACACATTGTCGAAAGAGCAAGGCGTCACCGAATACCAGCTAGACGAAGAGACAGAAGTGCGCGAGGCGGTGGGTGCCTAATGGCGTTGCGCGGGACATTGACGCATTGGAAGACGCAGCTACTCGCAAAGGCACTCGGCATCGACTTATCACACGCACTCGGATTACTCGAAGCAATGTGGCACGTAACAGCAGAAAAAACTCCATCAGGGAATATAGGTCGCTTGGATAACAAGGCAATCGCGATGCAAATGTTTACGCGGATCAAACCGGACAAGTTAGTCGCCGCACTAATCGCGTCCAGGCATCTTGATCCACATCCAGAACACCGCTTGCTAGTACACGATTGGGCACAACATGCCGACTACAACACGAAGCGAAAAGTGTCACGAAACCACGGGGAAATCTTCACTGCGAACGGCGCGGTTCCACCCGTGACGCTTCGTGACGCGTCATCTTCCGCCAAAACGCGCCTTCCAGATGCCAGTATCCAGATGCCAGAGAAAGACAAAGACACTGCCGCTGACGCGTCATCGGTGTCGTCGTCTTTTTATCCGAAGTGGGATGCGGACACCTGTCGTTCTTGCTGGAATCGGCTGCGCGGCTCCATGCGGGAGAGTAAGAAACTCACGGCGACGCACAAGCGGTTGTTCACAGCACGCGAGAAAGAAGGATTGACGGCGACGGTGTGCCATCAGGCAATCGTGAAGATGGCAGCAACGCCACACTTCACCGGCGACACCACCGGCTGGATCGCAGACTTCAACTGGCTGCTCGGCACGCACCGCGAAACTGGCGATGCCAACTTTCAGAAAGTACTGCGCGGCGACTACGATCCGCGCCCAACGACGACGAAGAAGAAAGCCGTGGTGATGCAGCGCCCGCCAAGCTACAAGGACTTCGCTCACAATGCCTAGGAAAGTCACAATCCGCGAAGACGGTCATCCCGACTTCCTTTTCGAACGCGGGCTGCCTGCCAGCGTTGAAGCGGAGCGCAGTATTCTCGGCGCGATCCTACTCGACAACGAAGTATTCGATGAAGCGGGAACGATCACCTACAACGATTTCGTTCTCGACTCGCATCAGCGCATCTTCCACGCGATGGCGCAACTGATGGACGAAGGCCACGCGGTCGACATCATCACGCTGTCTGAAGATTTGCGGCAACGACACGAAGTTGAGTCTGTCGGTGGTGTTGCCTACATCGCGTCGCTGACAGAAGGGCTGCCGCGCCGCTTGTCTATCGACGAATACGTGCGCATTGTGAAAGACAAATCGCAGCTGCGGCGCACGATCAACGTGTGCTCGTTGGCGATCACACAAGCTGCGGACCAGAGCGTCACTGCCGACGAAGTCTTGAATGAAGCTGACATGCGTCTGCTGGAGATTGCAGCGGACGGCGCGAACGAGCCGCAGCCGCTGGCGATATCGTGCACGGCTGAGTTCGACGCCATCGTGAAAGAACGCGAATCGCGGCAGCCAGCAGTCGGCGTGCCGTGCGGCTTGACGATTCTCGATGAAGCACTCGGCGGCGGATGGGCGGAAGGCGAACTCGCGATCATTGCCGGGAAGCCGGGACAGGGCAAGTCGTCGCTCGCGATCCAGACGATCGTGGAATGCGGGCGGCGCGGTATACCTGCGCATTTCTTCCAGCTGGAGATGACGCTGAGTCAGGTACTGCGGCGGATGTGGTCCTGCATGACGGGCATCAGGATCGGCAGGCTGCAGCACGCCGCATATCTCAGCGAACAGGAAGTCGAGTTGCTCGCGCAGGCGCGGCAGGACACCGCACGCTTCCCGGTGATCGTCGACGTGAATGCGTACCTGACAAAGCAGCAGATCATCTCGCGGGCGCGGATCTCGAAGCGGCGGCACGGCACGCGGCTGGTCGCGGTCGACTACCTGCAGAAGTTGCGCTTCGAATCGAAGGCTGAATTCCGGCACATCGAAGTCGGCGACACTTCAAAATTGCTGGCTACATTCGCCAAAAATGAACACGTCGCTGTGGTGGCTTTGTCGTCGCTCACCGACAAGAGCGGACGCGCCACGGACGCTGAGCCAACGCTCGCGGACCTTCGGCAGTCGGGCGACATCCAGTACGAGGCGTCGACGGTACTGTTCGTGCACCGTGTCCACATCGAGCGCAAAGGGCTGGATAGGAAAGGCCAGCTGATCATCGGCAAGCAGCGCAATGGCGTCACCGGCAGCGTGCCGGTGCTTTACAGCCAGTGCTCAACGTTTGATCCAGATCCCGAAGCCGTGACAGACGAGCGGCAGTACGAAATGGAAATTTGAAATGACGATGACTGGAGAAGAAACGACTATGCCACGTGATGCATTGAAGGCCGCATGGGAAGTTCGCGCAGGAGTCATTCCCGGCACGCCGATACCGGAATACACGAAGCAGTTTTTCTACACCTCTCGCGACCACGAAGAGGACGGGGATCACGCGAAGGACATCGGTTACCAGCCGCTGTTCATGAAGCAACTGGCGTGCGCCACTGCGTACCACCAGCAGATGAGCGATCCGCGAGTGAACAACTGGGCCGATCTAACTTTCATTTGGTACTGACCAATGACGCCGACCATCACGAAGCCATATCGATATCGCTACAGTGAGACGTTTCGCAACGACGAGATCCACGCTCGCTTTCACTTTCCGATCTGGGTTGCGGAGCGCTGCATCCATCGCGAAGGCTTCGACGATTGGGGAGGCTTGCCTGCGATGACGCGGGACTTCCACCAGTGGTGCGAGCAGGCAGGCGTGCCGCCGATCACCGACGAGTGGTTTCTGCGCATGCTGAAGGCGCATGGATACGAGATCCAACTCGGCATGGTGGGCGGCTTGTTTCTGGCGGCGGACGCGTGGGCATTGGAGAAGAGACGATGACGACAGCGGCAAAACCATCAACGTGGGTGATACCGGCGATATCTAACTCTTTCATCAATCTTGTGATGAAAGATCGCGAACGAATAGCAGAAATCGACAACAGGATGTCCGAACTGATGAATGAGTGTGCGCCCGGCCTTGTTGCTGCCGCCGACCTAACCATTCGCGAGTCAGTGGCGACCGAGATGGCTGAACTCGACTTTGAACGTAACGTACTGTTTGCAAGCGAGCGTTCATTGAACGAGTACCTGCGATTAGAACGCCTGATGAAACTTGAACTCGCAAAACAACACGTCATGTTGCGGCAGAACTCGGAGAAACGATGACGACGACGAACGGATACCAAGTACACCCGGCAGCGGATATCTTCCCGATGCTTGACGACGACGAGTTGCGGGAACTGTCGCTCGATATTCAAAACAACGGGCAGCGATTCCCTATCATGCTCGATCACCAAGGTGAGTGGCTGATAGATGGTCGCAACCGTCTGGCAGCGTGTCAGCTACTCAACATCGAGCCAATCGTAGAAACTCTGCCAGCCGGTGAAGATCCACTTGCCTATATCGCTTCGGTGAATCTTCATCGCCGGAATATCTCAAAAGGTCAGCAGGCAATGGCGCTGGCGATGATATATCCCGAAGACAGCAAAGGTGGACGTGGTAAGAAAAACAAGGAATTTAATTCCGGGTTTTCTGCGAAGCGACTTCAACAAGCGCGTTCGGTGCTGCGCTTCTCCCGACCCCTTGCTGACGAAGTAATCAGCGGGACAACGCCGCTGAACGATGCAGTCGAGATAGTTCGCCAGCAGGAACAGCGTTCAATGTCGAAAGAAGCACAGCTTGAACGGTTGCAGAAGGCCGCGCCCGATCTGGCTGAACAAGTCAACGAAGAACGCCTAAAGATCAACGAAGCCATCGCCGCGCTCGCTGCGCGTGAACAGGAGATGCGACAGATTTGCGAGAGTGGTCGCCATTCGGCTGAGGATATCGTCGTCGAATTCGGCGCACATGTTACTGCCATCGTTCAAGCTATCGACAACGGGGAACCGATAGTAATGGCTCGCGATGCTTTGAAACAGCTTGCAACTAGCTACAAGCTACTTCTGGATCGGGTAGGAAAGGAGTGATTTGCAATGAGGACTCGACAGGAACTACGTGCAGAAGCAATTCGGAATACACCACCTAGACCGGATGGGTCGCAAGATCAGGATGAAGTCATCCGCTACATCAAAGAGCACTCCGTCCCGCCGAATATCGAACGTGCACACCATCGCTGGGCTGTCGATGTATTCAATGAGGGATGTGATATCAACCCTGCCGAGGCCGACGGGTTGCCTTTTCAGTATTGCTTCGAGGGCTTCGATGCCGAACCCTTCAAAGACGACAAAATTGTGCTCGGCAATGATCGCACTTTCATGTTGGAAGAAACAGCCACTCCCAAATACACGACTGCCGAGGCGCAACGTGCGATGACGAATGGTCGCCACGTAATGAAAAAGGCCGAGTTCAGATTACATAAGGCCGTCAAGCATCAAGAATGGGCAACGATCAAGCAGATCATGGAAGGCCCTGATGCTGATATCTCGCAAGGTCGCTTTCTGCGTGAAACCGGCAATATACAGCCGCGTCCACCACAGCTTCCATTCAACCCTGACGACGATCAGCCGGACACTCGACCACACGCATGACGCCGCAGGTCTACATCTATCGCTGGAACCGCATGGGTCGCAAGGGCCAGCGCTGCGTGGTGCTCTGTCGCGGCGCGATGAATAGTTGCATGGTGCGCTTCGAGGATGGATTCGAAGCGGTGACAAGTAGGAACGCACTAAAGAAAGCGTGAAGTCAATGAGCGACGGGAAACCTCAGCCAGAGCCGGAAGAAATCGGAACCACGGTCGCCGCGTCATCGCAACGCGAAGCCGACTCGAATCAGGAATTCGCCAAGGCGCATCTGGCTCGCTTCGAGGACGAAGTCGAGCGGTCGCCAGCAGACAAGTTCTGAAACAAAGCGTGGGGCATTGCAACACCGGTGACCCATCAACCTCAAACCGACGACGAACCGAAAGGACAAAGGCAATGCAAAAGAAAGAATCAACCTCTAACCCTGAGATTCACATCGAGCCAGTCAAAACCGGGATAGTACATGTCTGCATAGTTGGTCGCAGTCCGCTGATCTGTAACCGGATGAGTGAAAAAGCTATGCGTACACTGTTACTCCCCGGCGGGAAAATGAATGCTGCGCAGAAAGCGGTGAACTTAAAACACGATCCACTAAAGGAGTTTCGTGACAGCGTATACACGAATCCGGAGCAAGGATCGACTCGCATACAGGGTCTGAATTCCTTTTTCAAGAAGGGCATGATGACGGCGGCGGTCGACATACCGCACGCGAAGAAAGCACAGATCGGGCGACTAGTTTATCTGCCAGAAGATCGCGTCGACATTTACGGCGTGCCAAAGCTGATGATGTCGGTTACACGCAGTTCAGATCAGAACCACACTCCAGACGTTCGCACGCGTGCCATTTTGCCTCGGTGGGCAGGTCGCTTTCCCATCCACTATCGAATTCCTTTTTTCAACGACACAACGATAGTCAATCTGTTGGCGTCGGCAGGCGTCACGGCAGGCGCGGGCGATTGGAGGATTGAGAAGGGCGGAAGTTACGGTCGCTATGAACTTGTCAATGATGACGACGCGGAATTCCTCTCGCTTCTCGAAGAAGGGCGCGAAGCACAAGATCTGGCGCTTGCGAATCCTGTGGCATATAACGACGAAACACAAAGCCTCCTCGAGTGGTTCGCAATCGAACTTGACCGTCGCGGTAAGGATCAGGAGCAACGCGACAAGAAGAAGGAGTTGCGTCGTGCTGCTTAATACCGAAACCAGACAGCTGCTAGAAGAAGAGTTGGACCGGCTCGCTAAGAAAGGAGCCGGTACTCTCACTCCGGTGAGCGTAGTAGACGCGGCGCGTTCACCGGAAAGCCCACTCCATAGATACTTCGAGTGGAATGATTCGCTTGCCGCTATAGCTCATCGCTTGGATCAGGCGCGTGTGTTGATTCGCAGCGTGCGTGTATCTGTAACCGTGGAAGAGAAGATTCTGGTTGTTCCGCGTTACGTTCACAACCCAAGTGTAGAAGAGGGTGAATCGGGTTACTGTGCTCTGCTCACCATCGACGACAACCAGCAAAAGCGGAATGTTATTTCAAGCGAACTGGCGACCGGCATGGCGCATCTGCGACGTGCTGGCAACATCGCATTGGCCATCGATAACTCACAGTTACATGACCAGCTATTGCGGGACATTTCTCGAATTGAGAAATATCTCAAACGAATGTCGGGAAGCGAGGAAGAGTAAAACGCGGCAGGCAGTGCTTGTTGAGGCGGGGCGAGGTCTGGAGCGAGTGGTTAGGCGGGGCGTGGCAGGCATGGCTTGGATAGGTTCGGTGGGGCGAGGTTTGTTGAGATCCGGCTCGGCGGTGCATGGCAGGCGAGGTATGGCGTTGAAGTGGCGACGCATGGCAGGGCACGGTGAGATCAGGTCAGGCGAGGCAGGCAAGGCGAGGCACATCTTGGCGGGGCCGCGTTAGTTATGGTTTGGCGGGGTGAGGCATGGCAGGCGAGGTTAGGTGAGCAGAGTCAAGGCGGCGTCTGGTGTGGCTTGGCTGGGTACGGTGTGGCACGGCGGGGCGAGATTAGGTTAGGCGCGGCAGGCGAGGCTTGGCAAGATGACGCGGGGCGTGGTCGGGGTTAGGTCTGCTAACGGCGAGGCAGGCGTGGTGAGGCGCGGAGAGGTTGTGCTTGGTTGGGCCGCGCAGTGTTGGGCAAGGCAGGCTTGGCGGGGTCCGGTTTCTTTCCGGCAGGGCACGGTCGGGCCACGTTTGTTCGGGCAGGGCGTGGTTTGGCAGGCAAGGCAGGCACGGCGAGGAAAGGTCAGGTCAGATCTGATGCGGCACTGTCTGGTATGGCATGGCAGGCATGGTCCGGTTTGTTCCGGTAAAGCACGTTATGGTCGGGCGAGGTCTGGCGAGGCGAGGTGCAATTCTCTGGAAGAAAGGAGTTATCAGCGGTGGCGTTTCCACAAACACTGAACGAACTGGAAGCCAACAATTATCGCTTCAACGGCCACGGTCGCTGCAAGGGCTGCGGTGCGGCGATCGAGTGGTGGTACACGCCGGAAGGCGGGCGCATGCCGCTCGACATCATGCTCGAAGCTACGACGCCAGTTACATCGCACTTCGCGACGTGCCCGAACGCTGCGGAGTTCCGCAAGAGGAAAGCAGGAGCACGTTAAACCCGATGATTACCCTGCGCGATTTCAACGACGCCACATCCCGCAAGCGCAACGACATGGCGAAGCGGCTGAAGCCGAAGTACTGGCGCAGCGGCAAGCGTGCCGGGAAGCTGCGTCGCGCAGGGCAGTCACTCCCGTTCACGCTCGATGAGTTCCGCGCATGGGCTATGGAAAAGATCGGGTTCAATGCTGTCCGCTGCTACTACTGTCCGCGTGCGATCGACGTGCTGCACTTCGAGCCAGATCACTACGTGCCGCTGGAGCTTGGCGGCAGCCCTGGCATCGAGAATCTTGTCGCCGCGTGCGAAGACTGCAATCGGCTGAAAGGGTCGATGCTGCCGGCCGATTTTATCGAATTCAAAAAGTTCATTGAAGAGAAGATGTCGCATGTAAGTCACGACGACATCACCAAGCGTCTGCGGGCTGGCTCGATGGGCATCCGGCTGCGGTATCACCTGAAGGTGGGCGACGGCGCGAAGGCGCCAGCGCTGCCGACGCCACAACCGCAGCACCAGTTGACGGGCGCGACCGCTGCGAAGCCGAGAGATTTGTTTGACGACTTTTGAATCACCACGCACGACGAAAGGAAGTGAACCTAGTGAGACACGTTGACACCTTCTTTCGCGGTCATCGCCGCGAAACGCGAATCGAAGCCGCTTCGATTCTCTGCAACACCGCAGGCGAAAAGCGACTGAAACTCTCCATGCGCATTCCACTCGCGGGCGACCAGCTGGTCGGCATGCCCGCGTGGGTGAGCGAGCCGTTCAGCGCAATGGCCAAGCCCGACTTTGCCGGTAAGCATTGGGCAAGCGAGATGGAACTCGATCCCATGCTGCTGCACATCTTCGCGATGCCGCAGAGCGAAAAGGAAGTGATGACCTTCGACGCGGTGCGGCTGACCGGGTTCAAGATCGAGCACGACCACGACGATCCCGAGCATCCATCGCTGGCGCTGACCTTCACCGCATACGTGCCGCGCACCGGCAAGTTCCTGAAGTTCGCCGACGACAACTTCGGCTCGTCGCTCTTCATCCGGTTCGAAGCCGCGCAGGGCAGCCTGCTCGACGACAACCCGAACATCCAGCCGATCGACGCGCCGCGCAGCGCCAGCGCCACGCACACGCTTGTCGAGGACGAGGAAGAGGTCGTCGACGACGAAGGCAACGGCGGTGACGACGATGAAGGCGACGAGGAAGAACCGGAGACCAAGCCGGAAGAAGAAGCCGCCCAAGGTTCCCCCGAATCGGCAGCAGCGCCGATCCACGCAGCAGCGCGACGCGGACGCAAGGCCGACGCTGCTGTCATCCACTAGCATCCCCCGTTTCCCCAAATGAAGTATCTGCGGTAAAGGAGAGCAGCCAAAACACAATCATGAAACTGACAGCTGAATACACAGTGGAATTCACAGCAGACGGCACCGAGGACACTCTCGAGTTCGATCTGACTGACGCACCGTTGAGCATCGACCTGAGCGGCACCGATCCGAGCGGACTGAGCGATGCCGACTTCCGCGTGAACCCAAACCAGAAGATTCCAGCCGTGCCGTTCATGAAGGAATGCACGCTGGACGGGACCAAGGTAACGGCGACCTTCGCGGGTCCGCTGCCCGGGACCGACTTCGAGAAGCAACCAGCCATTTACTCGCTATCGTTCCGGCTGGCCTTCTAACAGGGCCAAAACGACGCGCCACGTTGCCCTGTGAGCGGCTCGTGGGCGGGCGGTGGTAGATAGACGCCACCCAAAACGCCTGCGGGCCACAGGGCCAAACCGGGAGCCAAGAAACCGCGATGAAAAGGACATTCCCAATGCGAACCGCGACGACGACGACGATGCCGCACAGCCCGCTGCCTTCCTTCAAGAGGCGTTATCTCAGTGTCAGTGATCTGGTTGAGCAGTACGGATTCACAGAGCGCGACCTGCGACGGATGCGACTAAAGAAGATCGGCCCACCGTTCCGCTATTTTCACGGCTCGCGGCAGAAGCCGATGTACGAGGTCGGAGCACTGGAGCGCTGGATTGAATCGAGGAATGGTGGCGGCGAAGTTTTCCGAAATTAACCCGAAAGGATCACCGCACCATGAAATCTAAATTCAAGTATCTCTTCCTCTTCGTGCTGCTAACCACCATCTGCATGGCGTTCGTTCTCTGGCTGATCTATCACCACGGGAAGCCAGCGGATATCACAGCGGACTTCGGCGATCGCACCAGCACCATCACCATTCCTCCCGACTTCTTCGGGACAGGCGGCGTGGGAAGCACGGTCTCTTCGCAGACAGGCATCGACAACATGACGAATGTGCGCTTGCTCGGGAACAGAATCTGGATCAACGTCAACACCATTTTCCCGACCGGAGATGTGAACGCGCCGAGCTGGAGCGCATGGGATAACCAGCTGAAACGGGGCACGCAAAACGGCCTTGATCCGCTCATCACCGTTTGGGGCACACCGGCACCGACGCTGGGCGTGCAAGCCTGCTCCATGCCTACGGACGTGAACAAGTGGGCAAAGCTGGCAGCCGCCGCCATCAAGCACACCGACGCGATTAAGCCCGGCCTATGGTACGAACTCTGGAACGAACCGGATACCGGATCGCTGTGCAACAGCACGAACTATCTGAACGACTACCTGCGGCTGTACGGAGCGCTCGGGCCGCTGTTCCGCGCCGCGTCCCCCACCGGCAAATTCGGAGGTCCAGCACTGGCAAGCTCGGCCAACACGACCAGCTGGATCGGGGCACTGACTACCAACGCCAGCACCGCTCCTTATGTCGAGTTCACGTCCCTGCACATCTACATCACCGGCAGCTGGCTTCTCCCGAACATGACATGGCAGCAGGCTTACGACACCACCCAGAATCCCACCGCAGGGCTGGCCTATTACTACCGGCTGTTTGAACAGACCACCCACAAAGGCACGCAGCCGAATGCCGCGACGACGCCGACCGTGATCAGCGAGTACAACACGAACTATGTTTACAGCCCGAATAACGTTCAAAACGATGCGATCTATGGGCCGCTTTGGAACACGGTGGCAGTCGCCGATTTTCTCAACAATGGACCGCAGGGATCGGTTCCACCGGCAAAGATCATTCACTTCATGAGCGGGGATAGCAAAGGCTACTTCTGTCTGGAGGGAGTGGCGAACGGCGATCTCAAGGCGTGCAAGCAGCCCACGGACGGGCAACCTTACAACGCCGTCTATGTGCCTTATCCAACGCTGCTGGCATACCAGTTATTCTGTGATCCAACCTACCTGAACATGGAGAACGGATTCAGCGTTGTGAACCCACCGGCAGCGCCGAATAGCCTGCTCACCACAGCTTTCTACACTGCGAAGGCGAACTCGGTCGTCATCATCAATCCCACGGCGACGGCTGTTAGCGGGCTGCGGGTGAAGCTATCGCATCTGGGTATCCATCCGACCTACGGAGACCAGAGCGTTCTCAGCAACGGCACCCTCGTGAAGAGTGATCTCAAAGTTTCATCCGGCAACAGCGTGACACTGACAACCGATGTGCCTGCGTATTCAACGGTGGCACTTACCGTGGGGCAGTCGTAGTCTTGAATCACCAGACGAAGCGTAATCGCGGAAATCTGGCAGACTTGAAATTCGATTCCCCGAGGACGATGTTGAGTCACACCTCGGGGGATTTTTGTTGGGGATCCAACCACGCGTAAGCTGCGAAAACGAGACCAGCGAGCTGATCAGGATCATCAGCGGACGGACGTCGAAGCCTTTGTCCGCGTTTTTCATGGACGCTTTTCCAGACCGTGCTCGATGCGAAAACAGCGCTGCCTGAGCGAGATCAGAACTTTTGTCAGGAATACATCGGCGATCATCGCAGTACGCATTTCGGTTTCAGCGACATCTTCCGCATCTGCAAGCAGGATGCGGTCAGCCGCCTTCACAGCGTTCGTGAGAGCCTCCTGCCTGCGTACTTCTCTGTCTACGTCGTTCGCCATCGTCGTCGTCTCCTTGGTTGATCGCTTCCAGTTCGTACTTATCAGGAATAAACACGCCGAAGTATGCACCGCGCTTCTCGTCATAGAGCAGCGGCAGCATGTTGAACACGAAGCCCTTGCTTGCTCTGACGCCGCCATCGAGAGCGAGCGCAAGCGAGTCCGCGTTGGATGACGCGAGCATCACGCATGCTCCGGTCCATTCATCGTCACCAGCGCGGCGCACGCGCACCGGCATCTTCTCTTTCGTTATTGCGATTCGTGCCATCGAAACCTCTCTGGGATTTTGTACTTCTCGAAATTGGGCATCGCGCCGAAGATCTGATTGACTACGTGAACCGACTGCCACAGACCTTTGGGTCCAGCCATTTTTCCAGCCGAGCCGCATCCCCATCCACACAGCAACAGAAACCGCTCATATTCATTCTGCGTCAGCGTCAGATCGATAATCATGAATGCCGGGAAAGGACCGGTCGCAGGCTCCATTTGCCCGAAGACGCGTCGCGCAGTATCGGTGAACGACGTGTGCATTTCCTTATCGGTCTGGTGGGTATCGAGCAGTGCGTAAAAGCAGAGCAGCAACAGCGTAACGTATTCCGCCTTGGTCAACGTGGTGTGGATATGCACAGCGTCGTTCGTGTTAGGCTGACCGCTCTTCGATGTCATCCCGCTGGTCCCTCGTCGTCGCCGCGCTCGACTTTCTCCTGATCGATCTTTGCGCGATAGTCGCGGAAGTACTGCATCAGAGCAGCTGCCGCGTCATCATCGAAATTGCCGGTCTCCGACATGAAAGCCAGCAGCATGGCGTCGACCTCGGTGCGGGCGCACATCTGCAGAATGTCCCATGCGACGCTGCGCGCTTCCCCCATCGATAGCTGTGCGATCATGCGTTCGTCGTTTGAAAGTTGGATGTACGGCTTCTTGTCACGATTAGACACGATCCCGTTTACCCAAAAGTTAGGCACGCCCATGCTCCGTTTCCCGCACCACTTCAGTGAATGTCAGCTTGACCAGATAAATCCGCTGGCCATAGGTGTCTGCCTGCGCCTCGGCCTGCTGCCAGAATTTCTCCAGCTTGTGCTGCTCGGTCGACACCATCGGAATGAGTCCCGCTGGCACCAGACCTTGCTTGAGACCGAAGGTGCCGGAACCGTACTCGTCCCGGCCCACCCATGCGTACACTTCAAAAGCCTGAATCTCTTTCGGTGCTTCCGCCGCCATCTGTTGTTCTCTCCTGTTGTTCCCAAAGTTCTACTGCGAGCCGCGCTGCTTGCCGTTTGGTGAGTTCCGGTGGATCTGTCTCGTCCGCGTCCGGCACAAAGCAGGAGCACCGCTTCTGGACGTGCGCCACGCTGCCGATCAGCGATCGCAGGTGACATTCGCGGTGCTCAATCAGGTAGGTGCCGTCGCCGATCTCAAACGCATGCGGCATGCCGATGCTGCGAATGGCGAAGCCGGTATCGTCCTCGCTAATCGGTTCGCGGCAGTGGAAGCACAACTCGCCGACCGGAGCGCGCAGGTATTCGTAGTCAGGATGACGCTCGGGACCGAAGCTGTAGTTCATGCGATCCCCGCTTTTACGTCTTCGTTGAAGCGGCGCATCTCTTCTCGCAACCGGTGCATCATTTCGATATCGTGCTCGGTGACTTCATCGCCACCATCAAGTCGCTGCATCAACAGACCGTAAAGTGCTGCTGCGCCCGCGTAAAAGGTGCGCCGTAGGTCGATGTATTGCTGCTCCGAAATATCCCTGAAGCATGCCGAAGAAAAAGACTTCCATTCATGGTCGATGGTTTCGTTCATATCAGCACCGTCATCTTCACAAGTTTCCCTTCGATCACGTCGCGGTAGTTTCCAGAAGCGTCGCGCATCAGCGGCATCGAATTGTTAAAGCATCCCAACGTGCCGTCGAACATGACCACCACCATTCCGTCGGTCCCGATAGCCAGCGTGACCATTCCGCGGATCTTCGCGCCCGCCCGTTCGATGGTGACAAAGTCGCCACGCTTCATACCAGCCATCCACAGGCTTTCAAGGCTTCGCACTCGGGACACAAGTCTGGGCGCGTGAGCCAATCTTCCGGCACCGCGATATCCGCGCCGCAAGCGACGCAGTCGTAGTGCATCGGCGACCCGGCAACCAGACTCGCGTTATCGATGCGGATGCGCTTCTCGTTGGCGAACCGTCGCCGCTTCAGTGCTTCGAGCGCATACGGTTTACCCTTTGTCGTTGTCGCGGTGATCGTCATTCGGCTTTGTCTCCAATGAAAAACGCGTGGCAGTTCCCGCAGTAGTTATTCGCCACATCGTGTGGGTTATGGCTCGTCATCCCACACTTGGGGCAAGTGAAGCTCGGCGTTGCATGCGAATCTTTGAACAGCCCGCCGATCCACAGAAGCAGCCGCATCAGGAGCGTGAACATTTTCCCTCCTCGATAGTGATCGTCACCCGCGCATTCTCTTCTTCCGTCAGGTGGGCGCGGATCGCCGCTACTGACGCGTCTCGTCCTTCGTCGCTGGTCAGCGTGATCTCCAGCATTTCGCAGTCGGGATTGTTCTTCAGCATGCCGCGCACCTCGCGCGCCACCAGTTCGGACGTGAATTCCTCCTGCTGCTGGAATATCAGGCACTCCATGCTTTCGTGCATGTTGAGCGCATAGACGCGGAACGGCAGCTGGTCGCGCAGGCAGCGCCGCGCCCGGTGGTTGCCGTCGATCAATGCGAAGCCGCCGAAGCGCTGCGCCATGATCCCGGGTCGCGTCGGATCAACGTGGTCGATGTGCTCCGGCGTGTGCTCTTCATTGACCTGCAGCATCATCTCCATCAGCGCGGGCGCGACCTCGTGCGCGACGTGCTTGCCGTCAGCAACGATCCGCCGTGCATGCTCGACGTCGAAGACGTATAGGCCAAGCTCGCCGTTCACCATATACACCTGCGCCTGCCCGGTGGTCGTCAATACGCATCGTGGACACGTCATGAGGCGGCTCGGTCCTTCCGCTTCGCGAGCACAATCTGTTTGTGCTTTTCCAGCGACGCAATCAGGTTGTCGACATATTCCGGTTCCAACGCCACCCAAAGAACCGGCTTTCGAAATCCTATGAACACGGCATCGCCTTCAACGCCGACAATAACGTCGAGGGCACCTTCGTCGTCGATGCGCAGCTTGCCTTCGGGGAAGTTAGGCATGGTGGTGTCAACCTTCAATCGAGATTCACCATTACGACTACAAAAACCAAAGTGTTCGCAGCCATCGCATAGACCAGCCAGCGCGCTCGTGTCCGGTACGGTTCGATCATGCGCGGCGAGGTCGCATTGCATACGTTGAATATAAAAACGACCACCTGCACGAAAAGCGATAGCCAGACGATCCAACTGTAGTGCGGCTTCACAGTTCGCCTCCGAGCAGCCGCAACATCACACCGAAGTTGCCGCTGATCTCCACCGGCAGGAACTTGCCCATGCGATCGAGCACGCGGCCTTTCTTCTTGTTGCTGTCACCGGCATTGAGATAGTAGCGTTCGAACCGCGCCGCGATCTGAATGCTCCGCGCCATGCTTTCTGTTTCGAGGCGCATCCAGCCAAGGTCATCGATCGGCGACTCACTCGAGTGAGCGTGCCCGGTGTCGAAGCCATACGTCACGCTGCCGTCAGCCCACTCCTGAAAGTAGGTGATGCCGCCGTGCACCGGCACGTAGGTGTAGATGCCGTCACGACCGGGAATCAGACCGGGCAGCTTCGCGAACTTGCAGTAACCGTTCCAGCGTCCGAAGTAGCGGGTCATAGACGGGAGCAGAATGCCTTCCCGGTAGATGCGCTGCATCTCTTCCCACATCGGTGCCTCGCAGATGTAGAGGTCGACACCGTCCTTCTGCCAATGCTCGACGGCAACCTCGGCGATGGTGTCGACGGGCAGAACTCCCCGGGTCCGCGCTTCTAAGTTGCTCTGGAGTTCGTCGCTCATGCGTTGCAGTTCTGTGAAGTCGAAGGGATCGTCGCTCATGCTCGCGGATACCTCGCCTCCTGAACCATCACCAGCGCCACGCCGATCTCGATCCCGATAGTGAAAGCGGTGCCCACCAGCGAAACCTGATCCGAGATTCTTCCCTTCAGCATGGCGTGCGCGAAGTGCTCGATGTACTCGACGAACTGCGACGACGCGGGGAATATCTGGTTGACCAGCTGCTCGCGATCGAACTCGAATGACATCTGCAGCCGGATGGCTTCATCGATCAGTTGTGGCGTCGCGGCTTCGAGCATAGGTGGGCGCATTGATTCGAACCTCAGTCAAAATGTCACCGATAAATTACGGGTGCGTCATTTTCGTCTTATGCAACTTTTGTAACTGGCCTAGTCTAGCCCCATTCAGTTGTGGAGATTACCTAAGAGTGAAAAATATTGTATTTTACTTATTGACATCGAGTTTGGCGCAGAACTAAGGTACTACGCCAGAAGTGACTGTTGTTCGATTGGATTTACTCTCTCTCAACCGGTTACATTGCAAACTATCAATCGTAACTAGAATTGATTCAAAAAGAAACGAAACGCCACTTAATGACACCAGACACGACGAAAATGACGAAAACGACAAAGATGACGAAAGCTACATCCCTGCGTTGTCCGAAATGTCCGCGCACTTTTTTGCGGGCAACCGGACTCGGGTCGCATATGCGCACCCACGGAATCGCAGGCAAATCCGCAGCGGTGATTTCGTACCATCGCCGCCAACAGCCCACCGATTCACAACCGACGATGGCAGGACCGTTGATCTGCCCGCAATGCCAAGACCGAGGCGTCACCACGACCTTGCCGTCCAAGCTGCGTCTGGGCCAGCACCAGTGGAGCGCACACGGCATTCCCGGCAAGGCCGCGCAGAAGGCTTTAGAAAAAGCACAGCGTCTACAGTCAGAAAGAGGACCGAATGGCCATGCCATCATCCCGTCAGAAATCACTCCCCGTTTCCCAGATCGCAACACCGCCGACGCACCGCCCTTTGATCCTATTGCCGTCACCCTCGCGGTCGGGCAAGTCAAAGAGTTCTGCCGCAATTTTGCGGAAGAGCATGAGTACGTTACGCGCCACTTC